AGAATCTAATTGATTGGATTGATACAGGTGCTACATTTGCACAGCAAAGGTATATAACAGAAACGTATGAAGACTCTAATGGTCATGCTAAAATGTTATATCAAGGATGTGTATTAGAAAAGATTAATCCTGAAGAGATTGTGTTTGATGTTACTGCATCGTCCTTTAAGAAGGCACGTAAGATTATACGTAAGACTTATGGCCTTGGTGATATACGTGCGCTAATAGATGAAGATGCTGCCACACCCTTCACCCACGAAATACTAGAAGAGATGCGTAGCACTAGGCAATCTGTTCGTAGTTCTGGTATCACAGGCACTCATAGTGGAATTGATTGGAAAACTGAATCACTTACTAAAGCTGGCTTTGGTTCTTTATTAGAGTACATGCAGGGCGATACAGTAGAAGTGTTAGAATTTTATGGCGACTTTTATTCTATTGAAAGTGGAGAGTATTTAAAGAATCATAAGATTATTGTAGCTGACCGCAGGAAAGTTATTAGTATGGAACCTATACGCTCTCGTAACGGTAGCCAGTATATTTACTATTCAGGATGGGAAGACCGCCCCGATAACTTAATGGGCATGTCACCTTTGGCTAGGCTAGTGGGTATGCAGTACAAGTTAGATAAGCTTGAGAATCAACGAGCAGATGCCTTCGATAGAATTATTAACCCTGCTATAGTAGAGAAGGGTGATGTAGAGTTCTATGGTATTCATGGTGCTCCCGGCGGGCGTTATGTAGTAGATGAGCAGGGAGATGTTACGGAGTTAAACTTAGATGCTAAGGTACTTAATGCAGACTTCCAGATGCAGAACACAATGGAAATTATGGAAGAGATGGCAGGTAGTCCTCGCAACTCTTCAGGCTTCCGTACTCCGGGAGAGAAGACTAAGTTTGAGGTACAGTTTTTAGAGAATGGTGCCAATAGAATCTTTAGAACTAAAACTAATAAGTTTGAGAAAGAGTTCATTGAGCCTATCTTAAATGATATGGTTGAACTTGCATTAGATAATCTAGGAGAAACTGATTTAGTTTCTACAGAGAGTACAGAGTTTAGTACTCAGGAATTCTTAGCAGTAAGTAAATCAGACTTAAACATCAGTGGTACACTACGTGCCAGAGGCAGTCGCTTATTCGCAGAGAAGGCTAACGCCTTACAGAACTTACTAGGTATATTTAATACAGGCGCAGCAGAGTTAATTAAGCCTCATGTATCTAGGATTAAATTAGCTCAATCCTTTGAGGAGCTTGCTGATTTAAAAGAGCTAGGTATAGTTATTCCTAACATAGGGATACAAGAAGATGCACAATCACAACAACTAGCAAATCAGTCTCTACAAGCAACACAAGAAATTGATGCAGTTAATACGCTGCCTCCTGTAGAGGAAGATGAATAAGTGAAGACTATACGTTTAGTAAACAAACTAGAAAAGATACAGAACTTAACGCCAAGTGAAAAACGCAGCACAGCTGCTGCCTTTAATAACAGCAAAGCAGTCATTGGCTGCATAACAGATTACCTAAGTAATGAGATACAACGTATTGATAAAGTTCTAAATAACCCAGTAAAGTTGTATCAGAATAACAATGCAAATAACTTCGTAGCGTTCAAACTAGCAGAACGTGCGAGTATGATTACACTTCTATTATTGTTGACGGAACAGATAGAAGTACTTGACGCGACCAGCGTAGGAGAGTAAAATGACTAATAGTTTATTTAGTAATAACGATGATAGTTCTAATAACCAAACGGACTTAACAGGTGAAGATGCCTTAAAGTTAATGGTAGGCGAAGGTGGTAAGTATGCCTCCGCAGAAGAATTAGCAAAAGCCATGGTGTATAGCCAAAGCCATATTACTAAGCTTGAGCAAGAAGCGACCAGCTTTAAAGATAATCAGGCAAAGCAGACAAGTATAGACGATATACTAACTGCCATTAAAGCAGGACAAAGTAACGACAACCAACCAGATGATAACCAGAACCATTCCGACCAGAATGATAAAGGCGCTAGTGAAGTTGATATTACCAAGACTGTACAGGAAGCATTTGACGTGCAGACACGTAACCGACAATCCGATACTAATACAAAATTAGTCACGGACACATTAAGTAAGTCGTTAGGTGTAAGAGCTAATGAAGTGTATTCCAAGGTAGGAAAAGACTTAGGTGTGGACTTAGATGAGTTATCTAAAACCTCTCCTGAAGCTGTTATACGCTTATGTACTGGGCAGGGACAACCTAACCAGCAGCAGAGTAGTCTACCCGCAAGTACTGTTCATAACCATAGCACCTCAGTAGGAGGTGAACTTGATTACAAAGGTATTCAAGACCTTTATAAAAAGGGTGGTATGACAATCGACCAAAAATTTAGATTGGAACAACAACAAGCACAGAAGCTTGGTAGTAAGTTTTTCAATCAGTAATAGGAATTTATTATGTCTGGTAATACTACATCCAACTCCGACAGTATAATTCGCTCCGAGTTATGGCAAGTCCAGTTGGAAGAGATTTTACATGAGAATCTAATGGGCGTACCGTTTGTACGTCAAGTTGATTTTCCCGATGGTACAGCATTTACTATGCCATCTATAGGTACACCTTTAGTGCGTGACCTACCAGAAAGCGCTGAAGTTACATTTGATGCATTAGATACTGGTGAAACCACTATCACAATGAATGCTCCTATAATTGCAGCTAACAGCCTAAGCCAAGTGTTGATGGAGGATAGTATGTGGGCTGCTGAAGCAGTAGCGTCTATCCCTGTTGAGCAAGCACAAGCTATTATGGAACGCTTTGAAACTGACACACTAGCACTAGCTATGCAGCAGTTTGGTGGTGTTGATGATGAGAACTTAATTAATGGCGTAGCACATCGTAAGATTGCTAGCGGTACTAATGAAGTTATAGCTACCACAGATTTTGCATTTGCAGGATTTAGCTTGAAGAAGGCTAAGATTGCGCGTAAAAACTTAATAGCTATAGTTGACCCGTCAGTGGCGTTTACATTAGAAACTTTAAGCAACCTAAGTAACGTTAGTAATAACGCTCGTTGGGAAGGTATCATTGAAACTGGCATCGAACAGAACTTCCGTTTCATCCGTAACATTTATGGCTTTGATGTATTTGAAAGTAACATGTTGCCTACTATGAATGAAACAATTGATGGTAAGACTACTACTGCGGGTAAGGCTAATATCTTTACTTCACTAGCTCGTCCTTCAATTGCTCCTTTTGTGTTAGCATGGAGACGTAAGCCTTTGTTAGTTTCTGAATGGAACAACAAGAAGAAGCAAACTGAAATTGATACCACTGCTCGTTGGGGTTCAGGTTTAGTTCGTGATGAGAACTTAGTAGTAATCGGTAGTGATACCGACCAAGTATCGTAGGAGAATAGTATGACTCGTATAAGTATTACAGCGGGTGCAAGTGCTGGCAGCAAACGTAGAGCAGCTACTCACTATGGAGAGCGTAACATTGAAGATGTGTTGCCTAGTAAATTCGCCAAGGATAACGGTGAAGTAAAATTACTACACACGTTTAGCTTTGATGATTTGCCTGTAGTTGGATTGGATGAGGCGATACTACGTATCCCTGCCAATGCCTTTATAGTTCGTGCAACGCTAAGAGTTATTACACCACTGGCGGGTACTACACCTACAGTGACAATCGGCTTAACAGAGCCTGATGGTACTACCATTGATGCTGATGGTATTGATGTTGCTATAGCAGCCTCCGCACTAAGCTCTATCGGTGAGACAGTGTTATGTGACGGTGCGCTAGTAGCAGGACTAGTTGGTATTGGTGCTGAAGATGGTCAGATTGTTGTGACCACTGGTGGTACTGTAACAGCAGGTAAGTTTGTACTTGAGACAGTATACAAAGAGTTATTAGACCGCGCTGCATCTTAGGATTTAGCAAGGACTTAGTTTAAATTGGGAGCCTTGTGCTCCCCTTTTTATTTTATAAGGAATACAATATGACTTTACACAATGCCTTAACAGGTGTGGAGTTACATGAAACTAAAGGAGCAGCAGGTGCCACTAGAGGGCATATACTAGTTGCTAGTGGAGCAGGTACTGCTGTGTACCAAGCCTTATTAGGGAACGTGGTTTATGTTAATACTTTAGCAGACTTACCTACAGCAGCAGGTGGTAAGATTACATTACTTGCTAGTACCACTTATCTATTTGGGGCAAACATAAACATAGGTACTGACTTCTTGCAATTTAGTACAGGGTCAAGTGTGCAAAGCAGGGCAGCATTTACAGCTATCATTACCTATACAGGAACTACTCCTATGTTACAAGGGACTGATGTTAATGTCACTGTAAATGATATTAACATTGTTTGTAGTAACTCAGATGTATTTGGGCTGAACGACACTGGGGGAGGTGGTAATAGTATAGCTTTAGTAAGTAATTTTGTAATACTAGCATGTAAAGGAGTAGGTACAATTGATAACTTAAATGCTATGGTATTTACTAATGTTACAGCAATTGATTGTACGTCAGGAATGACGATTACAGGAACTAATTGGTCTGCCCTACGTATGACCTCTGTTAACTTTCAAAGTACTAGTACAACATTTATAGGTATGGACTTTACAGGCTCTGTACAAAAGGCTCTAGTTTTAGATGCTATGATATTTACAGGCGGTACAGGCAGTATAGGAATTAAAGGAGACGCAGCTAACGCTAATATCAGTGCTAACTTTATCGCAGCTGTGACAGATACTCAGTTCACAGGAGTAACTACTCCTTTGTCTGGCATTACTACAGACGATTTTCGTTGGGACTTTCAAGGTAACGGTGTTGTAGCTGATAGTAATGCCGATGCTATGGTTTCTCTGACAGCTAATGCTACAGTCACTACACTAGCTGTAGGTGTTCCCGCGCTAATAGCAGGTACTTGGGTAGTTGAACGCGAGTCTATGTTCACTGGCACTACAGGCGGGCGCATCACCTATAATGGTGAAAGAGATTTGACTACCCCTATTGATATAACTATAACACTCAATCCTGTTTCTGGTACTAATAAAGTGTTCAGAGCTTACTTAGCCTTAAATGGTGCCGTTATTGTTAATAGTGGTAAAGCTATACGTTTAGATAACGCTGACCCCTTAGCTATTACTGTGCCATGGCAGCTCAAGTTAACTACGGGAGACTTCTTAGAAGTGTTCGTAGAGAACGAGACTGATAGTATTGACGTTACAGTAATAGATGGTGTAATGAGGGCGAGATAACATGGCTAGACAAAAGGCAGTCGAGACTCATATAGAGGTATCGAGGGGATTTGCTACTGAAGTAAACCCGGTAGTAGCAACACCAGAAGTACTAGTAGATATAGATAACTGTATCATTGCTAGGGACGGTACTATTCGTAGAAGATTAGGCGTAGAGTTAGAAGTTGGTTTCTCTACTAACTTAATAAACGGTGCGGCACTAGGTCTTGGGGAGTTAGATACTATTGCATTTGCTACTGACTTGTGGACTTCCGTAGCCAACATAGGGTCGTTTAATATAGTAGTACAGCAGATAGGAGCAGTACTACAATTCTTCTCTCAAGTGGGGGCACTGTCTAGTAACTTTCTTGGAGAGTTAGACCTCGCAGTTCACACTGTAGATTTGTCCCTAATGGTAGTTACACCCATGCAACTAACTTCAGGACTTGGTAAGTTATTTGTAGTAAATCCCTACATGGAGCCTGTTGTAATAACATTTGACGAGGGTACTTTTTTAGTAGAGACAACTACTTTACAGCAGCGAGACTTTGAGGGTCTTGATGATGGGCTAGCAATAGATGAACGTCCTGACCTACTAACTAAGCTCCACTATTATAACCTACGTAATCAGGGATGGAGTGATGAGAACATTAACATATTTGCAGGCAGAGCCTCTACCACTAACCTGTGTACAGGTACTACTGGTACAGGACTAGCTGCGGATAGTAGTAAGGACTGGCCTAGTAACTCTGATATAATGACAGTGGGTATTGTAGTCAATAGTAGTGGAGATTTAGAGTTTGACCCTGAGTTTATAAGGGAAGACTTTCTAGGTAACACTCCTGCCCCTAAGGGACACTTCATATTAGATGCATTCAACAAGGATTATAGTGCAGCTTTAAATTGTTCGGGAATTGATACAGCTGTAACTACTACACGCCCTGAAGCTATCGCATTTCACCAAGGACGTATATTCTATGCAGCGCCTCCGGGCAGAGCTGTAGGTAATGGTATATTCTACAGTCAGCAGCTCCTAGCAGACGATAGAAGAGGTAAATGCTTTCAAGAGGCAGACTCTACAGCAGCAGAAGTTAATGACCTTGTAGCTACTGATGGAGGCTACCTACCTACCCCCGGAATAGGACAAGTGTATAGGCTACAAGAGATGTCGAATGGTATAGTTGTCTTCGCATCTAATGGTGTGTGGTATTTAACAGGAGCAGAGATAGGTAGTGCAGTCACAGGTACTAGCTTACGTCTTGATAAAGTATACTCTTCAGGGGTTTTAGGTGCAGCTAGTATAGTGGAGGCTGAAGGAAATATATACTTCTTTAGTGAAGAAGGCATTATGAAGGCTAATATAACTATTGAAGGCGTTAAAATAGAGAATATATCTAAGAGTAGCATACAAAGATTCTACACAGCTATTGATACAGCTGCTCGTGCAAAAACTGTATCTGTGTTTATACCTACTGAACGTAAGATTTTCTGGGCATACAGCTCTCCTGCGGTGGCAAGCTCTAGCTTAGATAAATTATTGATTCTTGATTTAGATGTGGGAGGCTATTATAAGTACTCCATACAATATGATGATGTTCAAGTTTACCCTCAGATTATAGGCGTAAGTAAGGTAGCACCACTAGCACGTAATACTACTGTAGCCACTGTAATAACTACAAATGGTATTCCAGTAACTACATCAGATGGTGTAACGTTAGTCACAGCTAATATTATTGTAGACTCAAGCCAAACACCTGAGTTAAAGTTAGCAACCTTAGTTGAGGATACAGGGCTAGGAGGACATCTGTCCACATTCGCTACATTTGATAGGGGCAACTTCCGCGACTGGACAAGCTCTACAGTAACTGGTTTAGGTTTACCTATGGTATCCTCTATTGACTTTGCACAAACTGCTATGGGAGCAGTACATACAAATGGCAGACCTACACACGTAAATACATACTACTCTAAAAGTTCAAAGAATGTTCCCGGAATACGTACACTAACGACAGCAGGTGCATTGGGATGTAGTACGGGAGTAAACCTTGTACTACTGATAGACATCTCTAACTCTATGGTAGCGTCTGGCTTCTTGACAAGTGATATAAAGCCGGGAATTAAGGGATTGATAACTGATTTACTAAGTAGTGTTAGTGGTATTAGTATAGCACTAGATGGATTTTCTACGGACACTGCGAATTTTGCAGGCTTTACCGACAATGAGGCTACCCTACATGCAGCAGTGGACACCGCCTATGCTGACCCTATTGCAGCACAAGCTACTGCCTTGGGACTTGGTATAGACTTAGCAGCAACAACACTAACAGGTGCTACAGGCTTTAAGAGCCAAGTAATATTTATAGTTACTGACGGAGTGGGTAACATTCCAACAGGTAGTGGATTACAGGCAGGTGTAGATTCTGCCGCAGCGTTAACTAACACAGAAATTTATGTAGGTGGTATCGGTGGTAGAGATGGGTTTAACGACTTATACCTTGAGACATATATAGCAACCACTCCTGCGCATTATTCGCAGATAGATGATTATGATGAAATGATAGTTGAATTAGCTAAAGTGGCTACATGTCCCTCACAAGTACCTGTACCAGTGGACTACTTGAACACTACGTTTGCTACAAACTGGAAGATGTCTACAACTACATTAGATGTATCAAACAAGAGAGTAGAATGGATACAGGATTTTGGATTATATGTTCTGGTATCAGAGGCGTTTGCGCAGTTTGACACTACTAATATAGAATGCATACACACTAGTCCTGACGGTATCACTTGGACAGCACGAGATGTGGCTTTAAAGACCGCAGCGTTAGGAGATGTGGCTTACTCATCAGCCTTAGGCTTAGCAGTGGCAGTAGGAGTACAAGACCCCTTCGAGGGCTTCGGAGCAATCAAAGGCTTCCGTACGTCAACGGATGGTATCACATGGGTTGAAACATCTGCTCCTACAGATGCCTTTTATTATGGTGTCATGTGGTCAGCTGCTAAGAGTTTGTTCATAGCATCAGGTGATGATGGTATATTCAGTAGCACAGATGGTGTTACTTGGGTGAACAGAGAGAGTGGTGATGCGTTTGATAAGGTAGCCTACGCTGATTCCTTAGGGTTGTTTGCAGCTCCTACACGTAATGGAGACGATGTATACACCAGCTCTGATGGTATCACATGGGCGATAACTGCTGCTGCCTTGCCACAGAACTCATTCCGTGACATAACTTGGTCAGAGTCCTTAGGTAACTTTGCAGCAATATCTGTAGTTAATAGTTTATCTCAGGGCGTAGCTCACAGCAGTAATGGCACAACATGGACAGTGGCTACGGTTGTTGGTGATGGAGAAAAAGGAAGACGCTCAGTTAAGTGGTTCCCGGTAGAAGGGAAGTTTATATCAGTAGATGATGGTGACAATGCACATAACATAATATCTAGTACAGATGGTATAACATGGATTGAAGAGACAGCTCTAACAGAGTGGCCTGCTGGCACAACACTAGTAGACATAACCCGTAAGAGTGCAACAGAGTGGGTAGTTATAAGAGAAAGTGGTATGGTAGCTTTCCGTAGCATAGCAGCACCCTTTTAATATTTAGGAGAAACTAATGACACCATCCACATTGAACAGCTGTATATTAACTGCTAAGTTTGGATGGAGTAGCACTGACCTGATAGGTAGGTGGTCTACTCCGCAAGAGACTTATAAACTACGTACACAAGAACTGGCTAAGGTCGGGGGAGTTGAGGAAGACTACCCCTATGATGTAGTAACCACTAGGGTAAGAGTGAGAGGCAGTGGCGAAGTAATGCTGCTGCATTATGAATCCTCAGATGGTAAAGATTTTGAGATGGCAGGTAGAGTAACACCATTCACAGCTGAAACAGAGGGGTAATATAATGCCTATTCACACACCCAAAAAGAAGAGAGTACATAAAAAGAAGCAAGGTAAGAAAGTTCCTACTAAGCGTAAAGGTAAGTAAGCATGGCTAAGAGAACTATACTACAATTAGTGCAGCAGCTGGGGGAGTCTATAGGCTCAGATGAGATTGATACTCTTGATGAAACTATTGAAGCCTCTGAGATTGCCACTATACTTGAACAAACTGTAACAGAGGTTATCAGTCGTAAACGTTGGGAGTTTATTAAGGATAGAGTACGCCAGTTAGATATTAGGGATATTGCTAGTACTCAGCTAAACACTTTGGTTATCCCTAGTGACGTAACACGTATCAACTGCCTGAAGTATCGTGATACAAACAATGCAGATGTTACTACATTTATAAAGCTAACTTATATGCAGCCTTGTGAGTTCATAGAATTTGTACAAGCCCGTAACTCAGCTGACTCTAACATAACTGCCATTGCTAATGACGATGGGGTGTTAATTAATGTCCTTACGGACAATGCCCCTACTCGGTGGACATCCTTTGACGAGGAGAATATAACATTTGATGCGTATGACGCAACACTAGGAACAGGGAATTTAATTGCAGATAGTGTTATAATAGCTGATATCGTTCCTGTTATAGATTACACAGATGCTACAGCTACACTAAAAGTGCCTGAGAGAATGGAAACTTTAATCTATAATGAAGCGGTGAGTACATGTGCTATTCGCCTACGTCAAACAGTTGACCCTAAGGCGGAGAGAGTGGCACGAAGACAGCACATAGCTCTACGAGAACAAGAGCACATTACCAATAAAGATATAAAGGAAGCAAATTATGCCAGACGTTCAAGAAGTGGTAGATAAATTAGATTTAAGAGCATTGCTAGGCACAACAGAGAAGGGCAAGGAGATTTACTTAGTACGTAAACCTAATTGCTCTGTTCGTATGATTGCCTTTGGCAGTGGTGGGCTATTACCTGCACAATTAAGAGGTGGCTTTAGTTCTGTACAAGCAGCACAGCATGTTACAGATTGTTACTTAGCTAAGGTTAAGGCTAAAGAGATTAAATTAGATGGTAGTGAGATTGTAGTTAAAGAGTAGTATACTATATAGGAGTAGCTTTGCGGTAACGCTACTCCTTATGTATAGCGACTAATCAAAGTCGCTTATTACATCCGTGTAGTATATTAGCTTCAGCGTCCTTGCTTCAGCTTACAGGTATATGATAACTATGTCAAGTAATATCAACTTAATAGAAGTAACTAATCTAAGCTATAAAGAACTTATAACATTAATAGATAAAGACCCCGTGAGTCACCTCGAAGAGGTTCCTTTCGGGAATTTCCAATTAGAGTTAGACCTCGTGGATGAGGTGTACGACTACTCTGAACAAGCAGGCTACTGTAGAAGTTATATAGTGTCCGTGAATGGTAACTACGCGGGATATATACTACTGATGGCCTCTGAAATGATACACCACAGAGGTCAGATGCAGGCAGTAGCAGACTCATTTTATATAGTGCCAAAGTATAGAAGCTCTGGCGCATTTACAACATTACTGACATATGTTGAAAACGATTTACGAAGTAATGGTATCAGATTTTTAACAGTAGGACTAAATCCTAACATGCCCCATGTACACAAAATGCAAAAGTTTATAAATGATAAAGGGTATGTACATACGGAAGCATATTATACTAAGGAATTATAATGGCAGCAGCAGCATTAATAATAACTGCGGTAGCAGCAATAGGCGGAGCAATACAGCAGCGTAAGATAAGTAAAGCTCAGCGCAAACAGAATAAATTAATTAATAAGGTAGCAGCTATCACTAGGCAGCGTGATATTAAACGCTCTATAGCAGCCTCTCGTATACAAGTTGCTGAACAGCGAGCCGTAGGGTTCCAGTTGGGCGTTGGTGGTAGTACAGCTGTACAAGGAGCCACTCAAGGGGTAATTGGGGATGTAGCTACAGCTGTTGGACAGTCTAACTTACAACTTGTAGGACAACAGTTTAGTGCAGGGTTTCAAGATGATATAAGCAGAGCACAGCAGGCACAAGCAGGCTTCCAAGCAGTAGGGGCTGTTGCGGGAGCTTTCACTGGGGCTGGTGGCGGGCAGAACGTAACCGCATTAACAAGCTTAGTAGGGTAGTGCATGACTGAATTCTTAATTAATCCTGATAGTTTTGGTAAAGTGCTAGACACGGATGTCGAGTCTTTAGACCAAGAGACTGAAGGAGTAGGTGTAGTTACGCCGGACAATATGGCAATGTTGTTTGACAACGCACTTACTACAGGTACTGCTAGAACTAATGAACTAGCTACACAGAATGCTATGGTGCAAGGCCGTGGTACAGACTTGGCTACTATTAACTTAGCGAAGGCTGACTTCAATGCCACTACTTCCCTCGCAATATCAGCAGAGAATTTGTTCCTTACATTAGAAGGGAGACTTCGTGATGCTGGTAGTGCCTTCTCAGAGATATCCCCTAATGAATTACCGGGAGTAATTGACCAGTTAGTAGCAGGCCAACAAGATATTAATGCTATGCGAGGCAGTCCTGTATCTACAGAGTTGGCAGTAATACAACGTGCTACTAGTGTACCATTAGACCAAGCTGTTAAAGAAGAGTTAGCATTTAGCCTTGGTGTACGTAATGAGCTATCCCGTATGATGGATGAGTCTGATAAGCTAGATTTTATGTCAGATATAGGAGGTAACTTTTGGCCTTTCCGTATGGCATTTGACTTTGATGATGTACGAGAGAATATAAAGGAGCATGCGGAACTTAAAGATGTTATTGATGGCGAGTCTATACAGGGTATGATTGCCACATGGCAAGCTCTCCCTACTGCACGTAAGACTGTATTAATTAAACCTCTAACTGAAGCTATACTAGCAGCTACAGGAGTAGACTACTCAGCAGGGCTAGGAATTCCATTCTTAAAGACTGATAAGAACGTACTTAATGCAGCAGGCATACTACTACGCTTCTTACAGCCAGAAGGAGGAGAACGTGCAGAATTACAAACTAATATACTAACTGCGGTGGATATCGTAGGGCTAGGAGTAGGTAGTCTAGCTAGCGGAGGCGTAGATGCTGTTAGGAGTGCTAGAGCAGGTACACAGTTAGCTAAGCTTAACAAGATTCCATTGAATACTCGTAAAATAATGGAGGGTATTCTAGGCAATGCTGCGGAGTATTCTCGCAAGAAGCATAACCCAATTAAATTAATAGCCCAAGCAGGCGATAAGAAGGAGGCAGCTACATTAAATTTAGCTGCTGTTAGTGATACAGATATAGCTAAAGCATACGGTATGCCTTCGGAGGCAGCCTACACTAATGCTATGCCTATGAGAGGCACCTCTATGCAGCCGGGATTTATTGAAGGGCTTAGCGGTATAACCTCTGAAACTATGAATGATTTCATTCGTGGTGCCAGTGGCTTTGTGCGTAGCATGACTACTGAATCAGATTTACTACGTATAGGAGCACTGAACAAATCGGAACGTGCTATAGTTGTGCGTAACTTTTATAACGAAATGGAATTAAAAACTGAAGACTTATTACAAGAAGGTATACACCTTATAGATGTTAAAGTAATTCCCGGTTCACAGAACTCAAGGGGATTTTCTTATGAGTACACTATGGAGAATACTAAGCAAGAGTTTATTCCTGCCGGAGGAGGAGCTGGTGAAATAATCCCAACTACTCACACAGCATTCAGGTCATGGAGAGTGGATGAGGTTACAGGTAACTTTGTAGAGACTATTAAAGACTTAGCATCTCCTAGTAGTTCTAGCATTCCGGGACAGTCTCCTGCTGCATGGTCTGTGACTAAGAAGGGACAAGAGCTAGACTTTAATGATGCAGTGAAGCAGTCTATTGCACTGGAAGATTTAACAGTAGCCAGTAAGTCACGTATAAATGAACATTGGCTAGAGGCTAACGAGAGTATCAATAGTCTAGGAGATATAAAAGCTCGTGCTCGTATTGAGGCTGTTGAGTTAGCAGGAGATGAGTATGTTAACAAGGGTACACAGATTAGAGGACGTATGTTCACAGAGCGTGAGCTAATAGCAGGAGTGCAAACTCCTACTGGTACTGTACACTTGACTAAGCAGAATGAAGTAGAGGCTTACTACAAGCGCAGAGTGTTCGCGGATAGCTTATGGGCTATGCAAAACTTTGTATCACGTAGAGAGCTAGAACTGGGTGGCTTTACTAATTCTGTAACTACTAAGGGACAGCAGTTAGCAGTTAAGCCTTTCCGTACCTCTGACGCAGCTAAGGCATCAGCAGCTTTACGTCCTAATTACAATGCATACTTAGCCAATGAAGGGTTAGTGGCACCTTTAACTGATGAACTAATTGATAGAATGTACGCCAAAGGCAGAGTGCTTGTACGTTCTCGTAATGATTGGAATGTTACAGGGGCTGGTGATTTAGCTACAGGCGGGGAGGTTGTTGAGTACTTATTCATAGAAGCAAATCGTCTAAGAAACTTACCAGAACAAGTATTACATTATAAGCAAGGGTATGTACCTAAGATTAATGAAGGTGTAGAGTTTGTAGTTAAACAGAAGTTCCCCGTAACTAAGACAGGCGTTCCCGGTCATACAATTGACCATGTACTACGGGCATTCAGCTCTAAGTTAGACGCAGAAGAGTTTATTAAACGACAAGTAGACTTAGCTGTTGCTAAGAATCCTGAAAGACTCCCTGAAGATGTAGCTCTTATGTTTGACATTGGTGATGGTAGCCAGATGAAGCAGTTAGAGAGAATGGAGAGCGCCCTCAGTGGTTCAGGAGGACTATACACTGGTACACGTAGTGTAGACGAGTTACTGATGGGATTGGATGGTGTTCCTATTGAGCGTATGGCTCCTAGTGAGGCATTTGGAAGATACATTGACCACATAGGTAATGCTCTATCTCGTAATGAGTGGAGAATAGGCCAAGAGAAGCAGTGGATAAACACTGTACAGAAAATGGATAGCACTGCCAAGATTGAAGGATTTAATGGCACACGTTTACCTGATTCTCCTGAGGGCAAAGCGTTGCAGAGACTGCGTGACCAGATTAATACATGGAATAGAGTACCAAGCAGGCAGGAGAGTATGTTTGAGGGCATGGCGCAGAAGTACCATGACTGGGCATTGAATGGTTCTCGCGGTATGGGCTTGAATAAGAGCAGTATCAAGCATGCACTATGGCTTAAACATGCAGACCCTATTGCTGCTGTGTTAACCGCTAACATGCATCTATTTCTTGGAGCTATGAACCCCGCACAGATATATGTACAGGCATCTGCTGCTGTAGTGGGACTATCCCTTGCTAAGATTAGTGACATACCGGGAATACTGGCTACTACTGCTAGATTTACTATGCTAGATAATGTACGGGAAGGCAGTACGTTTGATAAAGTGCTTAAAATGCTAGTCAAGGATAACCAAGTAGCTCCACAAGAGGTGGAATTGTACACAGCATGGAGACGTTCAGGCTTGTATGAATCTGTACGTAGTAATGCTGATATGAACTACATGTCTAGCACAGGATTAGGTGTAACTGCTGATGTTATGCGTAAAGGTAGTAATGCTAGCTTACTGTTCTACCGTACAGGAGAGTTATTGAATAGACGTTTAAGCTTTGTATCTGCTTTCTCTCGTTGGAGAGCTACTAATCCTACAGCTACAGTGAATGACGATGCTCTAACGGAGATTATACAAGAATCTAACAAGACTATGCTTGAGTTGAATGGGGCTAACAAGGCATGGTGGCAGGGAGGAGCAGGGAAGTCTGCTGCTCAGCGAGTATTCTCTATGACAGGACAGTTTCAACAAGTACTAGCTAAAACTATGGAGCTTTCTCTTAAAGGAGAGCAGCGTGGTGGCTTTACTAATACACAGAAGAGGCGTATAGCTACAGGACAGCTAGTAATGTTTGGCGCAGCTGGTGTACCCTTAGTAAGTGTAGTAGCCCCTGCCATGTTTGAGTGGTTAGGTGTAGAGCCAGACGCTACCACTGCTAATGCAGTGAATCAAGGGGTAACTGGCACGGTGGTTAAGGAAGTGTTTGGAGCTAATATAGATATTGCTAATAGAGCTGCATTATTCTCTAGTACCTTTGAAATAATGAAAGATATTATGACTAGTAAAGACCCTATGTGGTCTAAGTTCTTATCTATTACAGGCACTACAGCCCAACGTGGAGGGGAAGCTATACAGAATGCTAGTATGGTGCTACAATCTCAAGCGTTTGCTAGCTTAGCGGAGCTAGAGCCTCTGTTAATGCATAACAGGGCTAGTGAAACAGAGATGAATGTACCTACTATGATAGAAACTGCAACAGATATAGCTACTATCATGGCTACCATACCCTCTTCAGGGCGTAACATGTTAAAAGCTTTAATGATGCATAACTCTAATAAGATACTAGACCGTAGAGGTAGGGTAACAATTGAAAGAGAAGATGGATTCACCTTTGCTGATAAGCTAGGCGTGGCCTTAGGCTTTCAGTTAACGGCAGAGTCTCGTATTCGCCAGATACAGCAAGGCAATAGAGAAGTGGACATGGTAGTTAATGAGGCAGCTGATGTGATTGTCAAGGCGTACCACAGGTACGTGTATACACATGACATGAACCCTGCCTATGCACAGTCAGTTAAGAATATACAGCAACTGGTACATGAAACACTGGATAATGAATTTCTTATTGATAAAGTAAATGAGCAAGTATCTCGTAAGATATTCTCTGACCCTCAAACATTAGAGGACAGAGAGCTTAAAAAATTCTATGAACGTACAGTAGCAGAGAAATTAACAGAAGGTGTCATACTTGATACTACTCTAGGGCTTAATCCTAGTAATATATTTAACCAGCAAGCTATCGTGCAACCATTCCAGAACACGTTAGAAGAGGAGAGTAAATAGTGGCAGCAGCACCATTCCAAACATCAGGTAATGTATCTGATATAGCACCTGTACAGCTTAGAGGGGGATTTACTCCTGATACAGGCTTAGCTGATGCAATAGTAGATGTAGCTAATATAGTTATCCCTGAAATACGACAGAATTTAGAGGATGATTTAACTGAGGATGTAACTGGCAGAGTTAAGGCTGTTAGCCTTGCCCTTAAAGCTACAAGGTTCCCTTCTATACAGGAGAGTATATTTAGTGAGGAGGCGTTAGCTAATCCTAACGTTAAGTTAGCCTTAGAAGAGTTTACCCTTATACAAGATGCAACTAAGCAGGGTAGGTTACCTTCCACTTTTGCCCTTGAGAGACTAGAGTTGATACAGAATAACGCTATACGTAATGCCCCTGAGTTTGAATCGGAGATACGTGGTGCTATGAGAGATGCTACAGGGCAAGACCCGCAAAGAGCACTGTTCGGCAGATTACTTAGTGAGACTACTCAGAAGACAGCAGAGCAAAAAGCTTTTGAACAGTTAGATGTTGAGTCTATTAAGTTAGGTATCACTCGTGACCAGTTGATAGGTATTAACCAAGCAGCAATGATTAATAAAGTAGAACAGGATAAGTTTGAATTGGCTGCGAAGCAAGGCACGTATACCCTTAACACTCTTGGCAGTGAAGTAGTTAATAGAGGAGCTGCCTTAGTAACTGATGTTATGGCTGATGTGCAACGTATGGCTACAGCGGGGCAGACTATAGGAGTTAATGAGAAGCTAGGCTTAGTGGCGAGGGTTAATGCCGCGTTTGGTGCAGCAAATGCATCTATACTAGCTAAGACTGCGGGATTGAGTGTATCTGGCACAGCTATTAATGCGGAGCTTGCTCCATTGAGTGCTCTACGTGACAATACAATTAAGATGATTGAGGATGATACTTTACAAACTGTGCTAAGCCAGCACAATGACACTATCATAGCCTCTACACAGAATAGCTTGCTTAATAATCCTGATTATGTATCAGCATATGCTATCGGTGGTAGTCGTGGTTTCTTAGACTTAGTTAAGTTTATGAGTAAGTCTGGTGGAAGTGCAGAGGGTAAGGCTCTTACTGCTGCATTGAGTACAGATGCTAGTATAGCATTTGATTTACAAAATCTACCCCAACAGTACTCTAGGATTGGTAGTAGTGACCAACTAGAAACCCGTAAAGAGAAGCAGAGCAGGGTAGTAGCAGCAGGAGTAGCACTAAGTACGTCTGATATTGATGAGAACTTCCAGATAGCAGCGTTAGAAGATATTAAGAAGTATGGAGGAGAGGAGCTAGCATGGAGTAGCTTCGGTAGTAACAACGTGCTAACTGCTACAGCTAAGAGTAATAAACTCAAAGCGGCATTCATTAACATGCAAGCAACTACCACAGCAGGACTAAGCCAAGAGCTAGTGGGGCTAGCAAGTGACCCTAATGTACAAATGGAACGCTTAGTACTAGGAGAGGATGGTAGCTTAACAGTGCTCCCTCGTCCACAAGCAGAGCGTATAGGCTTGGCTCAGACTGCGGCAGCAGCTGATGCTAGTATGGCTACATACACTAGACGATTTAATAGGGCTAATGGTATATCTGCTAAGTATAATGGGGCTGGTATACTTCCTTCTTCTAGATATCAGGGTAGTGTAGCTTACTGGAACACAGTAAAAGAAGCTGCCACTAGTATAGTGCAACCAAGAGGTGATGATGAGGTTAAGGTTATTAAGTTTATCCGTGATGCTAATGGTAACATCGTTCCTGCCACTGAGGGGGAGTAGTATGCCTATTGTAGAGTTTGAAGGACAGCAGTATGACTTCCCTGAGGATGCTAGTCAAGAGGAGATAACTCAAACCTTGAGTAGTTTACCAAAGGAAGAGGAAGAAGTAGTAGCTGAAGATGTGAGGGAGCCATTTGCAGAGCAAAGCGTGATAAAGAAGGACGAAGGTATTAAGCGTAACAAAGAAGGCTCTCACGTAGCATACAAGGACAGTAAGGGAATTCCTACAGGAGGAGTGGGACACCTATTAACTGATGATGAGCGTAAGCTCTACCCTAAAGGGACGGCTATACCAGATGAAGTGGTTAAGCAGTGGTTTAAGACAGACATGGATGAAGCTGACACTAGCTTAACAAGGGTGTTAGAAGACAAGGCAGTACGTGTCCCTGATGATGTGTACAGTATACTTCTTAACATGACATTTAATTTAGGTGAAGGAGGTATACTTGAGTTTACTGACATGTGGGCTGCTATAGAAGTGGGTGATTGGAAGACAGCTGCTGCTGAGATGAGAGATAGTAAATGGGCTAAGGATGTAGGCAATCGTGCAGTACGTTTAATAAGACGTATGGATTCTTTGGCGGTTAAATCAGAAACAACAGCAACAGAAGACCTTAACGAGCAAGCTTTATCACAAGGAGTGGATTTAACAAGTTTTGAAGATGGCACTTATGAAGATGTTAATGGTAACAGAATAATTATTAAAGATGGTAGGGTATTATAATGCCATTCTTAAGTTTTATTAGAGGTACAAAAGCAGCATTTACTATAGACAAAACACTAATAGCTAATATACAGAAGTTGGAGAATTTAGGAGGGAGAGTAACATCCGGGGGACTTGTTGAATTAATTAATAGGTCTAGTGTAAAGCTATCTACTACGCAGAGGAGTACTCTAGCTACGGAGCTAATAGCAGCAGGAGGCGCTGAGGCAGAAGGGATAGCACACCACTTAGCTAGATTTGAGAAGTTAACTAAACTAGGCAAGACTAAAGGCGCTGCCCAAAGGTTGCAGTTTATAGATGAAGCAATACACAGAGCCATCCTAAGCCCTCTAGCTGATGATTTCTTTGATGCATCTATAAAGAAGGAGGGTATAAAGTTTCTAGATAAGAGCACTTCTCCTCCGGGATTTGATGCTGCTGTGCCACCACTGGAACCTCCATTAATAAATGTACAAAGATTTTTAGATAAACGTAAGTTTGATTTTAAATCTGCTAAAAAAGTCCCTATTAAAAGCGTTGAAGGTAATGTGATTACTGTAGACTTCACCACATTGACAAAGTTAGAATAGTATGAGATATAGTAATTGTTTGTTCACTGCCTTAGTAGTAAGGTGGAGAGTAGGAGGAGTATTGTGCCATAAGAAAGGCACCTCATGAGGTGCCTTGTTCTATGGTACTATAAGCTAAATCCGTTAGCAATACCACCGCCAGCTCCATGCATATAACTCTTTTCCTCTCCCATACTATTCTCCTATTAAAGATTCTATTGTAACACAGTATTGCTCTCAGGAGTAGGGTAGCAATCATCAACCATGCTTAGCATAGTAGCTGTGTCTGCTATGTCCAACTCCCCTTGTAGTATTAGGTAGTGTGCAAACTCAGTAGCACCTTGCAGCTTTAACTCTTCTTCCATCTTACCCCTGTTACAGGTAGTGCCGCAGCACTGCTCTTTACAGGCCATATTATGTCGCCTGTGCTGTACTACAACTGAGTAGATTATATAATGCTCTTGCTGCATCTATCCTAGCAGCTTTAAAGGAGCCAAACCTAGGAGCATTAGCTGTGCCGTATGTATCTAACGTGTCAGTATAGTACCCCCTAGTGTATATTATAAGAGGATGTGTATTATACTGCCCTACTCTATCTAAATGCACCTTCAACTCTTCAGGAGAAAGGCCATGTGCCTTACCTAGTACAAAGCAGTTAGCCGCTGTCTTGGCATTGTTTAGTAGTCTATCTTCGTAGTAGGAGCCTTGTGCCTCATCACAGCTAGCTAGTGCTGCTAGTACAAGCAATGCCCCTGCCATTTGTATTCCTATTCTCTTCATGTAACCTCCTTAACAATTGCAATGATAGCCTGTTCCACTATCAATAATACTTTCTTCCCCTCTAACCTGTCTTCTATTGTATTCTGCACATCTCCGTAGATAACTACATCCCCTATGGACACATCAATAGGGATGCGCCCGCTAGGCATGTTACGTCCCTCTCCCACTGCTAACACTTTACCATGGTTAAACTTAAACGTAGCATCTCCTGTTAGTACTATGCCACCAGCTGATGTACTCTCTACATCTATAGGCTCTACTAACACTCTATCATTCAATGGGATAATAGTCTTAATCATCATCTAATTCCTCTGGCACCATGCCCAATAAACATACTAAACTATAGGGAATAAATAATATTAACACTGCAACGGTGTCCCATCCTCCCATAGGCAGTATCTCCCATGCAGCCTCTAGCATGTCGCTCCAATTACTAGTGTACTCATCTACTGTTCTAACAAATTTCATAGCTTCTCCTGTAAGTATTGTTTGTATGCAGCTCTACGCTGCTTGGCATTGGTTGCCTTTAAATTTAGTAACTCTACTAGTCTATGTTGTTCACCTATAGGCAGCTTGGTAAAGGCTATCACTTCCTTCTCAAGCTTAGACTCTTCGAAGCTTATCCCCATACGCTCAGCATAGCTGATGATACGATGGCACTCCTTGCACACAATACGTATACTATCAAAGTTAATGTGCATAAGCTTGTGCATCCATGCCTCGAAGTCTTCCCATCCCTTGAAGCTCCCAGCTGCATCTATGTGGTCTACTTCACACTCAGTTTGCTTAAACTCCTGCTTACAATGCTCACACTGACAGCCCCACACAAGCCCTGTTGGATTATTAGCAATCTTCCTACCCAATGGTACACGCTTACGATGTTGCTGCATGTACGCCACCTTAACGGGGTGCCTAGCCCATGCCCTTCTCATCTGTCCTCTCATCCATGCAAAGAACGCAGCCTTAGTTTTCCACACTGTGGGGCATTGCTGCCACGGCTCAAGTGAAGAGATAGCCTTAGCCGTCTCTATTGTGAGCAGTTGCGTGGCTGTTGCCTCATCAATTGCCTTAGGTAGTGCAGCTACTATCTTAGCGATAATGACTGCCTTGCTCAGCTTCGTACTAGCCCTACTCATAAACCACCTGCCACTTACCTTGTGTCTTACCACCCCATCCGCTAATCTTTAAACCATATGCGACAGCCTCTTCCATACTGTACACATAAGCTGCCCCCTTACGCATAGTAAAGCCCTGCGCATAAGCCTTGTAATAGCCCAACATCCTAGTTTTAAATATATACCCCTTAACTTTTCTATTGGTAGGCATCCACTATCTCCCACACCTCTGCTAACACCTCATCATGCTGCTGTGCTATAGCCTCGTCAATAGCTCCACAAGGCTGTGCATCTGTTGGCTCTATTAGGCTACGGATAGCTTTAAGTGCATGTAATCTCTCTGCTGCTGCCTTAATGTGAGGCTCACAGATGGTGCTTGCAACTGCTACAGTGGTAGTTTCCACCACGCCACTAATGCTAGTAGCCCTACAAGTATCACTGCTCCCTTCAGAGCTGCCATCTCTAGTTGCCTCATCAGGCTCTCGTAGTCCAAGCTCAATTTCTTTTGCAATGATTGCTTGTTCTCTCTCTTCAAGGGACTTCTCCTTAGCTAACGCCTCTGCTGTCGCCTTCTTTGCAGCAATCTCTTTCTTATTTTCGATAGCCTTAATCTCACTATCAAATTTGTTAAAGAGAGTATCAAGCCTTGATATAATTTCCTTAGCTTCTGCATCTATTTGTTTTCCTTTGGCTAGCACAGGAGCTTTAGTCTCCTTGCGTAAGTCTTCTAAGTTACTACGTGCATCACGTATCTCTTTACGACAATCCTTAGCTGACTTCATTCCTGTAGGGGTGGTGCAGTCTATTACAATTGTCTCATACTTAGTTTCAAATGCTACAAGCTCTGCTGTAGCTGCTTTGTACACTGTTAGTTTTCTAGCTGCAGGTTTACGTGTTGCCATTAGGAATCCCTCTCAATACGTTCAAGTCGTTTTTGCTTGTTACCTTTACGGTTACGCAGTTCCTCGTCACTAGGTGTATCTATCTCAAACTGTAGTAAGTCTTGTACTAGTTGCATTATAACTTCCTCTTAGCTTGACACTGCTTATGCTTTTCTGCTCCGGCTAGCTGTTTAATCAGCAGCCCCAATGCATGTACATCCGTAGCTATATGCCGCGCTGTGGGCATGTAACCCTCCCTTGCGTGGTCTGTATATACTATATAACCATTTACCACTTCTTCAATGTGTAATTTAATCACAGCTTCCTCCACTCTCGCTTCTCTGCCTTGGTTACTAGCTCTACTGCATGTAGTGCTATCTTGACACACTCAGGGCATGTCAATATGCCATCAGTAACAGCACCCCCTAATATCTTGCCATCTACTAGCTCACCACATAGGCTGCTGTCTGCCTTACCTCTAAGATGAGTAGTACCATCTACATCGGTTAATACTTTAGCCATTACCTGTTGTCCTCTTGTTCAAATGCTTTAACGAATAGCTTACATATGTCACTACGTACTACATCATCACTATTGAATTCATGTAGCTCTACAGGTAGTTTATACTTATCTGCCAATGCTATTAGCCATTCCAATCCATTGGCCTTAGTGTCCCGCTGGCTGTTATCTCCCATTAGTACAAGGCGTGTGTGCCTGCCTATACGTGTAACAATAGCCATAAGCTCGTGCTTAGTGAGCTGCTGTGCCTCATCTATCAACACCACTGCATTATCAAATGAACGTCCACGTATAGTTTCAATAGGCTGAAACTGTATCACCCCTGTCCTTAATGCATAAGCATAAAACCCTGCACCAAGATGTGATTGTAGTACATCAGTGACAGGCAATAACCATGGTGCCATCTTCTCTTCTACTGTGCCGGGGAATGCCCCTAGACTCTTACCTGTTGCTACATTAGCACGACTAATAACTATACGCCCTATCCTCTTATTAGCTAAGTCTTGTGCTGCTACGGAGGCAGCTAAGTAAGTCTTACCTGTACCTGCACTGCCTGTTGCTATATTTAACGTGCTATTCTGTAGAGCATGTAGATAGTCACGCTGCTTAGTATTCCAAGGTTTGATAGCTACGTTAGGTCTACTCTTTTCTTCTGTTACTTCATTACGCTGCTTACGTTTCATCTTCCTCTTCCTCCTCAGGTAAGAACTGCTCCACTGTACCATTAGGGTAGGTAATCCATTGGCTCAGTAAGTGCTCAGTGTGGGGCATATACTGGTCGTCAGGAGTACGTAACATGTACAGTAAGTTTGCATTCTCTCTAAACATACTAAGTGCACTGCCTGTCAGGAGTCGGGGCTTATCAAGGAACTCCTCTGTACCTGCCCACCATGGCACATACTTAAACTCTTCAGCCCCATACTTAATAACATACTGGTCATATACTATCTGGCACATCATGCCTATGTTATCCCCCGCAGGCTCTAATAACTTATGTGCCTTAGCCTTGCCTACACCGGGACACTGCTTGGTTCCCTTCAGTCCTTTGATGTTATCAGCTGCATCTCCCATTAGCATCTGGTGATAGAAGTTATACCAGCCTTCAGCTTCTTCTATAACATACACACCCTCATCCTTCTTGTTAGGATTGACATGTTTACCTCGCTGCTGTGCTAAGTCCTTGTCTACAGTGGACAGCACGTACTCCCACCCGGGGCGTGTACTGCCCTTATGCAATGCCATACAGGCAGCATCATCTGCCTCCCACTTACTAAACATCATTGCACCATGTACGTCTCTGTAGTACTCACGGATAGCATCATAATGTACAGGCTTAGTCATGCCATCTCTGTTACCCTTGTACTTCTGAATGGTAGCTAAGTGATGTCTGAAACAATCACCCCCCTTTGTGAGTAGTAGAATTGTACGCTTACAACCTGTGTACTCTAGTATATTAGCTACAAAAGCTTTAGCTGATGCTAAGGCATGGCTAATAGGTGCCACCTCTACTGTGTAGTCGTAGTCAAGCAGCTTCATAGGGTCACACTTCTTCTGCCACTTGTTAAGCTCAATCTTCTTATTGCCCTGCCATACTATCTTACCTGCTGCATCAGTGAGGTAGTGTGTCTTAGTCTCAGTCATAAAGCCAATGGCATAAACACTACTATCTGCATCATTAACTAACACTCTCTCTTTCTTAGTTAAGCTTTTGCGTGGCATCATCTGCTCCATAATAGTCAGAAAAGTTTATGATATTATTCTCATGGCCTGTTAAGGCTAGGAACACAGCCTTCTCTACGAGGTAAGGATTGCTAGCTTTTGGTGATATTCCCTTAGCCATCAACCATCCCATGAACATGCTACTATAGGCACAATCTCCTATCTGACTCCACATAGCAAGGGTATCATTAACACTGAGGTAAGTTATCTCAGGCTCTCCCTCCGTATCATATGTCAGGCAACATGCTAGTTGTGGGGCTACTGCTTCTACAAATTCTAATATGTATACTGCTAGTTCTTTAACTGTTAGTTTTTCCATGTGTACCCTCCTAATGGGGGAGCATTCCCCCTCATTTAGTTAGTTGTTGTGCTACTGAGGAATATCATCATCGTAGTCAGCGTTACTACTACGACCTCTGCTAGCTTTCTTTGGAGCACCGTGCACTTGCTCCTCATACTGGTCGTACAAACGTACAGCTTCTTCATCACATAAGGCAATATAAGCATCAAGCTTGTCAGCTTTTTTAGTAGGCAGGGACACTAACTCATTACTAACAGCGGAGCTAATTAAAGCTATAGCGGTGTTCATGCATGCCTGTCTACGTATCATGTTATCTTTCTTCTGCCAATCATCCTTGCTCATCTTAGTATCATCAGCCGCAGGCTTAGCTCTTACTGAGGGCTTACTGCTTCTGCTATTACTTCTGCTAGGCTTGGCGCGTGAGGAGCTGCCACCTGTGCTACTGCTACGACTACTGCTACGAGAAGTAGACCCCCTACTATTCCCCCTACTACTGGTGCTAGAACTACCACCCCCGCCTTCACTAAGAATATTAACCGTGTTAGTATCCACATTGGCATAATCTCCGTTGTATGATATATCAAACTCTATCTCATCTCCTTCTTGGAACTCTGGCTCATTAAATCCATGACCAAACCACTCATCCTCTCCGCCATTTATCTCTAAGCATACGTTGTAGATTGTGCCACCATTTCTGGTAGGCTTCTCTGTAATCTTTGCTACTATCCCTTCTACTCTATCACTCATATTGTTCCGCCTTTAAATTGTTTTGCTATCATCACAGTCTTCATAATCTACCTCAATATGCACTATCCCACGTTCCTCACAGATGATACTCTCTAGAGCTACCGCTGCTTGGTCTACTGCGCTAGTGCTATGTCCTGCCATCTTTATATTACGCAAGACAGTGCCATTCTTATTGGTTACTATACGTACATATGCCATGCCTACTCCTCTACCACCTCATACTCTTCGTTAAACATAACACAGGCAGCACCTGCTGAAAAGTAGAAATAAAATACATCACGGTACTCTGTAATATCTGCACCACTAGTATCTATAACAGCCCCCTCTGCCTCTAAACTACTAACACGTACATCAGCACCATAAGCCTCGTCAGTTGCGTCTAACACTGCATCATAGTTAAACTTAGAGAAGTCACTGTCCGTATTAAAGCTACCCTTTATTAATTTAATCTTCATTGGTTATGTCCTCAAATTCACTGTTATCTCTGCCTAGTACAAATAAGTACTGCTTACAAGGAAACTTACCCTTCACACCACATGCCTTAGCTAGGCTAGTACCTCGGATGAACACACCACCTGTACCACTAGCTACACCTTTGAACTTGGTGCCTATAGGTATCAGTTGTACATCATTGTACCTGCTACACCTGTTGTACACTACTGCCATTCGTTTACCCATTAGTCCTCCTAATCAGTATGCACAATACCCGTGTATATATCACCGTCCTTAGAGAAGTCTCTACCGCCAAAGCAGAGATTACCTCCAGCAGCTACAAGTGCTGCTTGTGTAGCTGTTAATAATTTAGCCTTAGTCGTTAGTGCCATCAGGGTATACCTAAAGTGTGCATATCCTGAAGTAACTTTAATTGTATAATCTGTTCCTTTAACTAAACCAAACGCCTTTAATTCCTGCATATTCTCTCTCGCTTTATCTTGCTCACTTTCAGTAAACGCCCAAGGACTATGTATAGTCATGTTAATCCTCCACTATTTTAGAGTTAAGCACCTCAATGAATCCACGCATGCACTCACACATACACTTATGGGTTTTAATACATACAGGGTGCTCATTAGGTGCTCCTGCTACTTCAAATACTTCTACCACCTTTGTTAGTACATTTATACTAATATTAATCTCTTCGTTAGTCATATACCCACTCCGTTATCAGTTCTTTATAGTCTATACCTTTCATAGAGTAGGGAGGCATAGGCACACACTTAACCTCTTGTCCTGTACCCCAATAAGGCTCCCCAATCTTAACGCCTATCCCTAATGGTACGTTAAACTCTACACCGTACACTTCCTTAAGGTAGTGGTACACACAAGTAGTGAAGGCATGCAAGCTATACTCTGTGAACAGTTCATGTTCCTCAGGATGTACCTCAGATATGACTGAATCATGTATAGTATTAACTAAAAAGGATTCCATGTCTCTCATAGCATGCCACATGTACACCACTGCTATTGGTATAATCTCTGCCGTTGCAAAGTGTTGTCGCTTGTGTTGCGGTGTGCCCGATTCCGATACACCTCTTATAGTTTCCTATAAGGCCAGACTATATCATCATCCCTTAGGATGGAGACCGCTTCGAGTTCTCTTGAACCCTACTCCTATTAAGGATAGTCGTTGCACTTTCCGTATCACCTTTACGTATTAACCAGTGATATTTAATATGGTCACTAACAGTCATAAGTAACAAGTTACTAGGGCAGTTGTAAGTTCTATCACCATTAAGGTGATGTACTATGTAACCTTCCTGTATAAGTGTTAGAGCATGTGTAGCACAGTACACTACTATATGCTCATACACCTTGTTACCATCAGTACTCCCCTTATACCATAAGGGGGAGAACACCTCTATATAGCCTGCACTGTTCGTTGTACGCGGCTTAGCATTATGATGTAACATTCTACACCTGCCATACATAGGATTGTTCTCTCCTAACTTAGATATAGCTAAAAGCTCCTTAGCTCTACTCTTTATCTCAGCACATGTATATTTGGTAGCCAAGTACCTACGTAGTGTTACGTAAGATATACCTAACCTGCCCTGTATACGGTGCATAGCTATTCTGTTGGTGTACATATCAAATAAACGTTGTTGTACTGCTTCATCCAGTATTACTTTATTAGGCATAAGCCCTCCTCATATAATAAGGAAGTATTGTACCATAATAAACAACAGTTGTCTACGGCTTAGCTCAGGATTACCATATCAAATGACTTAGGCTTCCCCTGAATTCAATCTCTTCTTCACTACCTTATTACTAAGGTAGGCCGCTAATCTATAACGGGGTAGTTCTTTATATTAGTGCTGTTAGTTACATACCCACTCTGTTGCATATGGCAGTCAGGAAAGAAGAACTTGAATCCATGTATCATCTTGACTTCCTTAGTACGTTGAGCGTTATCTATCCATCGTTGCTGTGCCTTAGCTATGCCTGAGTAGTGACTAGCAAACCATTTGTAGTATGCCACTTCTGCTTTAGTACCACTCATACCACCAAATAAGGGCTTAAACGTATGCTGTTTGCTATCCTGCCGTGTCTCTATCTGCCCTCCCTCTGCCAGCACGTTCATTGTATCCGTGTGTACATCCAAGTTGTTAACAATAGCCTGTGTTGCTATAGGACACTGCCCTAAGAATGCAGCCACTCTAAATTCTAGTTGACAGTTATGATTACAGTAGCCATCTACTATATAGGTCTTAGTGCTAGTTTGTATTGAGTGTACTGGACGTTGTCCTAAGTACTCTACATCTACAACCTTTATGCGTTTATTCCTACTCATAGCCTTGCCTTCTAATCTAGGCAAGAAGTTTAGCTTAGCTTTTATACTGCCACTCAACGCTGCTACACGTAACATACTAGCTATGCCTGTAATGTTATAACTAACTACATCAGCAGTAGAGAGTGCACTCCTCCTAAAATTATACTGCCTTATAGGAAAGTTTAGTGTCTCCAACACTTCTCTTATCCTAGCATCTACAGGATTTGCTACTGATTGTGTTATCTGCATCTTGTCATGACTTACTGAGCCATCACAATCAAGCATACCTCCCAATGCTCCCCACTCTACCTGATTTCCTCCATAGTGATAGGTGTCACAAAACTTAGATACATAAAAAGTTTTATTACTAGCTAACATGTCATTAGGTGTTATATATTTAAGTGCATTACTATGCTTATCACATCCTAGGAATTGATGATTGCCACTTACATTCAGCTTAACACCATTTTCTAAGTGCACTCTATAACACAGTACTCTCCTCTGCTTAGTATGCTCCACTACACCATAGCGTAGTTTTCTAGTAGCAGTACCCTCCCTATTCTCATCGAAGGACAACACCTTGTCACCCACTGCCACAGTAGATACTTCCTTCCATTTACCATCTGCCATAAGCATATGATGGCCTGTCATAAAGCATCCATCTGCTTCACCCATTGACCACCCCTTCTTACGAGGGCTAAACAAGGGCTTAAATTGTCTACTAAAGTTCTGAAACTGTACAGACTTAGTAACTACCTTACCCTTATCATCTACTATGTGCTCAAATGTACGCCGGATACCACTGCTACTTAGCCTGTGTGTCTTAGTTATACACTGGTTAAACTGGGCATAAAATACACCATCAGGTATATCATCTCTCTTATCAGTGGCTACGCCCTGAAAGAAGAGTAAGTTTTTAGTCACCTCTGCGTTGTACTTAGAGTACTCCTTCTTTAACTTGACAAACTCACGTTGTCTTTTATTGGTGGTCTTCAATGCAAGCAGGTCTTCTATCTTGGTGCTATATATGGGGGTAGCATTCCTCCCCTTACCCTTATACTTAGGGGTAAACTTCAGCACCTCGTATACAAATTCCTTCACTTGCTTAGGACTATTAGGATTAATGCCTCCTGTAAACTCATCAACAGCAGCAGTGGCAGCAGCTAGCTTAGCAGCAGACTCTCTGTAACGCTCACCAACAGCCGTTGCATCTATATGCATGCCATTGCTCTCTATATCAGCTAACGCTGCCGAGAGAAGGCATCTAGTGTACACATGACCAAGCAAACCACGTTCCCTCACCTCTTCTAATTGGAGGAGGAATAACTCACGAGTTTGTGTGATGTCCCAGTTACATCTAGCTATCAATTTACTACGAGGCATATCACTAGGGTCTACCTTCCCCTTCATACATAGATTAATATAAGGTGCCTTGCTCTTACCTAAGTATTTAGTAGATAGAGCGTCAAGAGATAGCTCCGCCTGTAAGTTACCATTCATACAGTATTCAGCAACCATAGTGTCGTATAGTACTAGCTTATACAAGTCAATGCCCGCTCTTTTCAACCAACCAATATCAAACTTGCCATTGTGTGCCACTATAAAATCTGCATTCTCTAAGGCATCTACTAACTCTCCCATCTCTAACTCATTGCCGTATATGTTATGAGCAGCACCATAATAACCATGACACCAACTACCACACACTATACTATTAGCAGGCCAACACGGTTGCGGGCTGCTAGCATCTCCCTTAGTGTTAGTCTCTAAATCAAACACTACAAAGTTATCTGATAGGTACACCTCGGGGTTTGGTGATAGTAAGAAGGGTGGCAAGGCTTTAAGCATAGCCCTTGGCAGCTTAGCTAGTGTACGTGCTACCGTTACTCTACCCATGCATCACTCCTCTATCACCTCAACTTCACTAGCGAAAAAGCATAACCAACCACTTGTAAGACTACCATCCCCCTTATAGCCTGCTGCCTCCAAATCTACCAGCAATATATCATAACCATACCTTAAATCTGTTGCATTAAATACCTTGCCTACTACTGCCGCCATTCCTGTATAACCGCCATCATTTAGTACTTTAACTTTCATAGATTTATCTCCGTTAATTCTTTATCTCTATGGTAACTCACATGTCTTACGCCGAGGCTACGCAGCAGGGCTAATGCCTTCACTCGTATTGCTTTAGTCATAAGGCCATGTGCGCCCATTAAATACACTGTTTCTGCATCAAGGTACATCACTGTAATTATACCTACGTATGCATCCCGCTTAGCATAGCACTTCCCTCTATCATACACTCTTATATGTGCCATGGCGGGGGTGTGCTCTATACTGTGCTCGGCCTTAGACACTAGGCACCTCTTCAAATGCACTCCATGTGCTGTCATTAGCATCACCTGCGTTATCTACTAACCGTCCATTCTTATCTATAGTATACACATTTCCCTCAGTGAAAATTTCCCCATCGTCAAAGTAATCTCTTGTGCAGCGTAGTGCAGTGCCTGCTTTATATTGGCCTCTTTCAAATTGCTTACCCATAATCATTTACTCCTTAGTAAATAGTGCTGTGATGTTATTGATAGCCCGTACTGCAAGCTCACCCTCTGCTAAGGCTGCATCACGCTTAGCTGTAGCAGCACTTATCTTGTCTGCTTCTAGGGCAGCTGTGGTTACCTCGCGCTCTGCTACATCTTGTAAGTCTTTGGTGAATGTATCTAAAATTGATTGTGTTGTCTTACGTTGAAACATATATGTTACCTTATGTATTTAAAAGCTGATATCTTCTCATTCAATCTCACTGTAATAGCTAGATGCTTACCGCCTAGCTTATTCTTAGTGATGTTTAGCACCCTACGTCCCGATGCTTGGTACTCTCTGTTCATCCCAATGCCTATCATGGCATCCGTTTGTCCTTGCACTCCTATGTTACTGTAGTACACATCCTTAATAGTCAAGTACAATTTACCTATAGCTGTCTCAGCTGCCTGTGATATGCTAACCCCTGCCACCTTATTCCTACTGTAGAACATACGCATAGCATAGGCTAGCTTCTCTATTAGCTGTGTCTTCTCAGGCTCTTTGCCCTTACCTAGCATTAAGTTGGTTAGTTGGTCAATGATACACACCTTAGGCTTGTGCTCTAAGATAAGAGACTGTACTTGTGCTACTGTTCCCGGTGATAGGTGTACAAACACTAGATTACTCCATCCCCTACTACGTGCTAGCGCCATAGCCCCCTCTCTGTCCTCTTGTACCTCCTCCGCTGTCCATTGGGTGAAGCGGCACAGTAGACGCATTAGGTACATGTCTGCACTCTCCTCATTGCCTATGTACAGGGTCTTATCTCCCTTCCTTGTGCGCTTGTTACATGCTGTAGCATATGCCAAGTTGATACCGAAGGCTGTCTTGCCACACTCAGGAGGAGCATACACCAACAAGTGACTACCTGCTATAAGCCCTCCATCAAATGCATCGTTCAATTCACAGGGTGCAATAGGAATTCTATTAGCAATAGTGAGAGACTCAGCAAAGCTATCCACATCAGCATCGGCATACACTATGGGAGCATCGACAGCATCCTGTAAACCATCAGCTTGTAAGCTGTTGTACTTCTCTAGTAAAGGGGCTGCTTTCTTATGCTCCTTAGCTAGTAGGTAGCCTCCTATTAGTTCCCCTATACTATCTGATTTCATAACACGGTAATCATCTAGTATATTATCTACTGACACAGGCTGTAGCTTATCTAAGAAGGCTTCAAACTTCTCAATAGCCTTAGGATGAGAGCGTTTGAGCCTTGTACGTAAAGACTGTACATCCATGCAGGTAGCAGAATCATCTCTATTATAATACTTGACAAGCTCTTTGAATATTAATTCACCCATATCACTGAAGTCTCCTTCATCATGGTACTTGTGTACTGTGTCAAACGCATTACGAGATTGTATCAAGGCTGCTATGATGCTACGCTCAGCCATAGTTATTCCTTAACGAGGGATACGTAGTAGTCATACAAGTGTACTATGTCTCCTACATCATACACAAACGCAACATCGTGCTTACCCCTTGTACAGGAGGGAGTGTCTACTACCACTAATGTATAATGCTTTCCCTTAGTAGTATCACTTGTACATATACTAGCTGCGAGGTCTAACTCTTCGTTAACTGTAATCTTATCACCAACTTTAAATGTATTACTCATATTAATTCCTCCACTAGTTCACACGCAGTGCCAATAAACCAGCTATAAGGGACGTCCCTATCAAACGCCACATGCTCCGCACCAACAGCATGTAATTCACTGCCTGTTACCTCCGCAAGGCGTCCCTTTAAAGTGGCCTCTACCTCTACAGGAAATTTAACCTCATCTAGCCCCTTAAAGTCCCCATTATTTAATAATATTACTTTTACTTTACTCATGCTATCACCTCAAATGTTTTATTTAGTTCACCCACTGTCATATCCTTACAATCTACTCCTAGTAGAGGTATAATTATCACCTCATCAAAGGCTAGAGATAGGCTACGTTTAAGCTTAACAGCCTTAGTAATAGCATCAGCATCTAGCACAATGATTAACTTCTTTACATCTAACGCAAGCATAGTGCTTACATGCCTATCATATATAGCAGTCCCGCCTAGACAGCATGTAGTTACGCCTATCTGGGAGTTGATACGTAGCATCGAGGGGTAATCCTCCACTACACATACCGTCTTACTTTCTACTACTTGTTGTAGCACTTCCATGTTAGGGAAGCACAGCCCTATATCAGTAGGAATAACAGGCTTCCAGTATGCCTTCGCCCCCTTACAGGGTCTGTTAGAGGCAAGCTTAGGGTAGTACCTTGCTATATAACCGTGTACCCTACCCATCAGGTCATACTGCGGGTAGTACACTCTCATATCCTCCTCACTAAACCTAACAGCATCTAACCAACGGGACTCAATGCCAAAGGTAGCTTGTAAATACGCTGCCTCATAACTAGTGAGGGCTGACAGCTTACCATCAAACAACTTCTTATGTCTAATACTTGTTTGGTCTAAGCCTACCTTACCACTACCCTTAGAGGTTATAACGCCACGGCAAGGGCAGTTTAACTTAAAGCATATGTATGCCACCTCACTATTAGTGCGTGTCATACTGAAGGCACTAGTACTACCACATACAGGGCATACACCACGAGTACTACATCCTTCAGGTAAGGTTAGTGCCTGCTCTCTCACTAGCTGTGCTACGTCATTCATTTGTCACAGGTCTGACATGCAGCTTAGCTAAGGCAGCCGGGCATACCAAGTAACTGCCTCCTAATAAACTAGCTAATATAGTAGCACCTTCATACCCTGCTGCGCCTAGCACACTCACATCATAGTAAACATCAGGACTACATATACTACGAGTGCTAGTATCATCATTAATAAACACCCCTGTATATATAAAGCTATACCCTTTCGAGTCTTTAAAGCGCAGTCCTAAAATTTTACCTACATGCTCTGCCAAAGGAGCATACATTTCGTAACGCTCCCCTATCTCCATAAACTTACCTGTACTATCTAATACAGGGATATCTGTGTGCAATATAACGGCTTCTGATAGTGATGTACTCATCTTGCTCTCCTTTTAGCTGCTCTATTCTTACGTGCTTGTAAGGCTGTAAACTCCTGTGTAGTTTCCCAACGTGTAGCTATATTGCCGTACAAATCTTCAAAGATACGCTTACCTTCGGCTAAGCTAATCACTTTCTTATCCTTAGGCTGTGCCTTAGTGGTGTACAGTATAGCATTGCCTTCCCTGTTTAGTGTGGCGTACTTATCCACGGTGGTATGCATCTTTTTAACTAGTACCTCCATGAAGAAGTGTTGTGATAATGTGTTCATAATACCACCTCAGCCAAGCTAACGTCACTCTCCCATATAGTTACTGTATCTCCTATATCATCTACGAACTGTACTCGTTGTAAGTGTGGATTTTCAACCCCTGTGCGGTAGAACACGGCAGTGAGGAGGTAGGCTTTACCTGTTGTTGTGTCCCTTGTGCTAGACGCTGTGTAATTGTCTGCCATAGGCTGATTAATGGTGATGCTATCACCTGCTTTAAATGTATTACTCATAATACCACCTCTACTTCCTCGTTAGTCCAATACAACGCCGTCTCTAAGTCTGCACAATCAGTAACAAGGCCAGCAGCTACAAGGTCAGCTACAATAATATCATAGCCACTACCCCACCAAGGTGTTGCATTAAATACCTTACCAATCAAGCTTGGCTCCCCTTCCTTACGATACCCGCCATCACTTAACAACTTCACTTTAACTGTATTCATTATGCCTCCTCAATTAGAGTAACTTGGTGGTGTTTGTACTCCCCATGTAATGTACCTTCAGGAAAGAAGGCAGGCTTTCCTGCTATTAGCACATCATCAGTAAACCCTCTCCCTTCACGTACGTCAGTACACATGAAGGAGCCATCAGCATTCTTAAACTTAGCATGTATTATAGATTTCATAAAATCTACGCCCTTTGCTTCTAATTGATACTTAAAGCCCACTACCAATTGTTGTCTTGCTTTAACTTCACTCATAATCGTATTACCTTATTGATTGTATAAATAACTTATGCCTAATATAACAGGAACAAGTAGTACACCCCATCCCATAACACCTAGAGTATACCACCACACTGATACTATCAGCATAGTAATTGCATGTACTAGCACCATAAATATTAGAGCTAGTAATATTACTACACGCCTACACACTCCAAATATATTAAAGTTACACCTCCTTGCACCATCTAGCATGATAAACACGAGCTAACTGTACAGCTAGTTTAACTGTAGACACATAGCATATCTCATTACCCTTGGGATGAATAACCCACCACTTGAGAGAATCCAACTCCCCCTCACCCATAACTCTAAAAGGAAAGTAGTCGCCTATAGTATGCGCGCGCCTACCATGTTTAATTGTATTAGTAAATGTACTCATAACAATCTCCCACTCTTTCTAAAACAAAACACCTCGTCACCATTGGGCAATAAGCCGTATACTAGGTCGGCATGCCATCCATTCTGGTGACACATTAACAAAGCCAAGGCATGTGCGGCAGCAGCAGGTAAGGAAGATAAAGGACGTTCAATAGACCTCTCCCCCATACATGTAGCTATCATTTTAGAAGGCAACTGCCCCACTCCCACTTCAATGTGTACTTGTATAGCCTTCATTGTATAGCCTCAATAGCAAAACTTTTTAGTAACACTCTCTTGCTGCGCTTGTATTAATGCCGCTTTAAATAAAGCTAGCTCACTAATCATACTACTTAGCTTCGCTATGCGCTTGGCTATATGCTTACTCTTATAACAAGCGAACTCTAGCGCCACTCCCTTATAACAGTCAGTGATATACAGGGTAGCGTCTATTGTGTTACTATAAGTTGAGGAGGCATTTGTAACAACGTACCAGCGTACACTGCCACCTTCATCACCTCTGTCAGTGAGAAATCTTTTACCTTGGGCTTTCATCTACTTCTCCTTATCTTGTTGTGCTCTACGCTTCTGCTTACGCTCTATATGCCCGTCAATTACAACTATAACACCTAACACCCCTGCTGCTATGCCATACAAGCCGTGTGCCTCTATAAACACCAAGGATAAGTATGTAATGTGTACATAGTGATGCACCTCGTGTAATATAATGCGAACAACTCCATGTAGCTTAGCCATGTATTAATCCCCCCACTCAGGGTTGTTAAAGTGGTGACGTACAGACTTGCGAGGCTGTGTTGGTGTAAGCTTAGCTAGTGCTTGTCCCGTTGCCATTGCTTTGCCTTCGTCTTTGACAAGCCACACAATATATGCACCGTATAACACTGCGATAGACATACCTAGTAGGTAATAATTAATCATGCCACATTCTCCTCGTGCGGGACTACCGCATCTCTGATATAAATTAAATTGTTATGTTTAGCTAAGATTAAGCCACACTTAGCAGTGCAAGTAGGGTGTGGTAGTTCACTAGTAAATATAGTGTCCACGCCCTTAGCTCTCATCATAGCCATGAATTCATCGTTCAATTGTGTGTTTGATTTACTCATGTTATGCCTCTCCTTGTAATACAGCCTTGGCAAACTTAACATCTGTTATAATACGTTCAACAGTTTTAGCTAGCCCATACTCAGACTTATCACCCACGCTAGTAGCAATACGACCATGGACATTGAGGTTTAAATTAAGCAGCTTGATTAGAGCAGCCCCCGTTACACTGTTAATATTACGTGTGTTGTTCATTAGTATTCTCCGTTAGGCAGTAAGAGGACGTAACATATTAGCAAAGTGTTCGTGCATTACCTTAGTGACACGTGCTAGGCTCTTATTATTATCCCTAAACGTACTGTTCCATGTACTAGGAGCAACCAGATAACGCTCCATAGTACTAGTGCTTAGTCCCTTACTAATAGCCTTCCCGCTTGTGTACACTCCCTCACTATCATATAAAGTAGAGCCAATCATTACACATACATGGTCATTTTGCAGGTCGATACGCTTACCCTTTGCCTTTAACTTTATAGCTGCTTTGAGTGCTGTATTGATACCCTTGCTACCATACTTATTAATAAACTCTTGTACACTAGCAGCAGTGACATCCCCAAAACCTGTGCGACAATCAACTAGCACTACATGTGATTTAATATTGTATGTCTTCAATGACTTTTGTAACTCATAAGCAAAGCACCCACATCCCCCTTCATTAATGCACTGTATTTTATTATGAATGGCAGGTATACCATCGGTTAGTATAGTATGTAGTTGCTTGTTCATGGGCTTATCTCACTGTGTAATATATATTATTAAGAATAGTGTAACAATGTGCGCCTTTGGGAGCAGCATTACCACTGTTAAATTGTTCGCCAATCTTTTCAGTAGTAGCATTGGCAAAATGTAAATCAATTTTATGTTTACGATTGTAGCGTATAAGTACACACTCCTGACCAAGGTCAACAACTGCATGTAGTTTAATACGGCACAGTACGCTTGATTGGTTAGTGTGAACAATAAAGCTCTGTTCGCTGTCACCATCATACACCCCTATAGCGCGGATAGCCTGTACATGGCAGTCATGTTCTAAGAAGTAACATAGCTGCTCAGTGGCTATCATGTTAGCAAGGGGAGTATTACACGAGCGATAAGCACTGAGTATAATAGTAAACTTCTTATCTGTTGTTAATGTGTTCATGTTAATACCTTGTTTGTTAATATTAGTAAGCCCACTTGCACTAGGCTTATAACTACCAACTATGCTACTAATGTTACCTGTTCCTGTAGTAGTCTCACATCGTCACCTACATCGTCCTTAAATTGTAAGTCGGGTCTATCATCGTCCTCCATATGCACATTAACATCTGTCACCCTATAAGGTTTGTTCGGGGTTACATCCCTAGTACACAGTACCAACATAGAGTCGCCCCTCATTTGTGTGGCACTCATTGTAATCATGTCACCAATTTTAAGTTCTTTACTCATCATATCCTCTCTTTGTTATCAGTTGAATTAATACCCTGCCCCTACATATAGTTCATCGAAGTCAGTGAAATATAAATCATCACCACCCATATCATTTCTTACCTTAACGGTACAATCATCATCGCAACAACCTAGTTGTGTATGTAGCCACCAGTCATGGTCTGCTGCCCAGTTTGCTTGTTGTCTAGTCATGTTCATTCTACCTTGTCTGTTGAGTTAATAGCAGTGTGATACCACCATAATGCTAATGTTAAATATACCACTTGTAGTACTATCATTATTATAAAGATTGCCCCTTGCGAGGCATCCCCTCTATAGTAAAGTAGCAATCTGTTACCTTAATATAACCGTGCTACATCCAGTACGTATACTATGAACTACTTCAAGAAATAGTGTTAATTCATTAGATGAATAGCCGACTATAGTCTGTGTGAATATAACATTATCAACGCCTTAGCGTAACACCCAACTTGTATACTGTACGGATATACAGTACTATTGTTACAGACCAATGAGAATAGGCATGCCAACTTGCAAATTATCACGTAAGTCCTTGATTAAATACCATGCCAACATGCCAAAGCACTTAGGCAATACCCTAGCAACACTTACAGGTGAAGTGTGCTTAGAATGGCTCTAAGAGCCTCTAGTGTAATGGTGCTATTTACAAGGAAATAAACAATAAAATAAATATGTGAATGTAGTTTGACATCAATAATGTAGCAGATACCAACGTGAGCACGTAGCACGAACGTTAAAATATAGAATAAGTAATTGATAGGTAAGGTTAAGAGATGTAATTCAATAGTGGGGGGTATAGCTATAGTCGAATTCACTATATTAATTAGTCGGTGACCGCTTGCATATTTTATCAGCAAGTGCAACTTTATATATGTTCTTGGTCAGTCATTCTTCTAGGGGGTACAAGGGGGGTTGATTGGGGTAATCTGTAGAGCATTACACCCTAATAATTTCTACAATAATTATATATATTGGGGGTGTGCATTATATTTCAGGCATAAAAAAGCCCTCACTAAGGAGGGCAATAAGAGGCAAGGGTGGTGACTAAGCTAGATTCTCTTGGTTATATACTTATTGTACTCCTAAGGGAGATACAATGCAATATCTATTATCTATGCATCATCTAGTATATATTGATAGTATAGTATTGAAAACAGAAGAAGGAGAAGAAAGAAAACTGGATAAAAGAAAGAAGAGCAAGAAGAGTACACAGTATATCTCTATACCCAATTACTGTCAACCCCTGTCAATACTGTTCGTTTATACAGTACTACGTTAAGTGGTTGTTCAGAAACAGATAAGTTAATAATTTATTTTACACACTGTATGGATATACAGTACTCCCCTAAGAGGTGAGGCTATGATTTACATAGTACCTGTATAAATATACAGTATAGACAAAGTAGTTGAGTTATACTACAATGTAATAACTTAATGTTATAAGGAGAGGGTATGACTACAATAGTTTGGGATGGTAGTACATTGGCAGCTGATGGTAGAACTACAGCAGGTAATATAGTGCTTACTAATACCCAAGGTAAGATATATATGGATGAAATATCCAAGGTAAGAGGTAGTACAGTTATATGTTATGCCATTGCCGGGCATGCTGATATGGAAAATATTATAAAATTATGGTTAGCTGATGGCTGCCCTGTTACAAATGATATGGAAGATGCGAACTTTGAAGTGCTTATAATTACAGATGACGCTGCCTACATGTACAGTGATGCGAACAATGACCTATATGATGTGACACATAATTACTGTTCAGGTAGTGGGGCTGACTTTGCATATAGTGCTCTAGCGTTTAAGGCTAATGCCTGTAAAGCAGTTAAGCATGCATGCACTCTTGATATATACTCAGGGGGAGAAGGTAGCTTTGTGAATTGTAGAAGTAAAAAGCCTGTACTAAAAAGGTTTACAACATGAGTATGCATCCAATACAGATGGCACTATACGTACCACTGTTATGTATCATAATAGGTACAGGCTGTTCCATACTAACTGACTTAGCAATGGACGCAGTTGGTGGTAGTAAAGGTGGTATCAACACAGAGTTAGTTGTAGGGGATAAGGAACAAGTAGTTGGCTCTAACATAGAAGTAGATGCCAAGACAATAGGCAAGGTGGTAGGTGCTAGTGATAACTCCGTGATTGCAGCTAATGCCAAAGAGATAACAGTAACAAACAATACATTCCCTGCATGGGCAATATTCTTTATTGGAGGGCTTACCACTTTGATTGGTTACTTAGCTCCTCGTCCTAAAGCATGGAAACGTTTAATCCAAAGGAAACCAAATGAGTAATGTACAAAACGATTCAGTAGCAGCAAGTGCTACAGGCACAACACTAACTCCTGTAGGTTCTGCTAAAGCATTTAACATGAGCTTTGCAGTTGATGTAACAGGCACTATCACCTTCCTAGTGGAGGTTACTTACAATGGTACAGCATTCCATACAGTAGCTGCTAGTGGAACAGTAAGTGTAGATGGAGCAGTCACCTCTCCTATTGCAGGCATTCGCGCCCGTAGTACGGCAGGTACTGGCACATTAGTCTTAACAGTGATTGAGGACTAGCAATGAGCATACAAACTAAGTTTGTAATACAAGTAGGCGTAGGTGCCTCAGAAGCTATTGATGTAATAGATACTAATGATGTACGTATATCTTATGCGGTGGCCTTGAGTGGCTCCGTGACATATACAATACAACATTCACTTGATGGGATAACCTTCTTTGATAATTCAGACAACGCTGCTCAAACTACAGCTCAAGATGGGAACTATGTTTTCCCTGTTAGAAGCATACGGGTTAACCACACCGCTGGTGCAGGTACTGCTACATTGCATGTACGCCAGCTTGTAGTATAGGAGTGCTGTATGAGCAGACTAGGCGGTAAGGTAATGTCGGAAGATACCGACCAAGACAACATAGCTACGGGTATAGTAGAGACTATTGTAGCAGGGGATAGAATTACTATTAATAGTAGTGACCCTGCAAATCCAATTGTCACTGCCGATGTACAAGCAGGTAGTGGAGAAACTAACACAGCTTCTAATGTTGGTACTGGTGATGGAGATGTATTCAAGCAGAAGACAGGAGTAGACTTAGAACTAAAGACTATTAAAGCTGGAACTAATATAACTGTAACGAATAACGTAAGTGATATTACAATTGCTTCTACGGGTGGAGGGGGAGGAGAGAATACTACTAAGGGTGACATTGAAGGGTTTGATACAGCTGCTGCTCGCATACCTATTGGAACAAACGACCAAGTATTAACAGCCGATAGTACACAAGCCCTAGGACTGAAGTGGGCTACTCCTGCGGCAGGCGGAGGTAGTAGTGCCTCTATTTATGATGTATCCCCCGGCACAGGGTTCGGGATGTTAGGTATACAGGCAGGTAGTGTTGGTGCTTTGGGTAGCTCAACCTTGACAGCTAATAGGATATATTTAGACGCTATATACTTTGATGGTACTACTACAGTAACTGAATTAAATTTATGGGTTCAGACTAGCAATGCGGCAGGTATTGACATACATGTAGGACTGCATCCTATGACGGATAGAGGCACCGTAGCTGCAAGAGCACACGGTGATATTATAGTATCAGTTACGGGAGCTAACCAGTTATATTCTAAAGTATTAAGCACTGCATGGACTCCCTCTGTTGGATGGTACTTTTTAACTATATGGACTGGTACAAGTGTAGTAGGAGTAACAGTTAACCTCACTGACACCCATCATGCCTTATTAGGCCAATCTTTATCCGCTTATGTATTTACAACATCATCTGAAGATACAATTGAGGTAGCGTGTTATATTCTCAATGACCCTAACTATGATACAGCCCCTGACACACTTATCACTGCTACTGACTTTAACGATGCTACTGGGGGTTATGGGTTTACTGCTACAGTAGGGGAAGTTTGGGCGCAATCTAATATACCTCTAATTATACTGAAGGCAGGCTAAGACAATGGCGTTTACTATTAATTATAAAGGTACAAGTTGTAGAGGCACTTTGTTCATATATCTATGCGGCAAGTGTGGACATGAACAAGAGTCTGTACACCCTGCTAGGGAGGAGCCTATGGTAGTGTGTGAGAAGTGTTGCTACGCTATGAACAAGAAGCCTGTAGTCTTCTCATTAGATGCAGACCACCACGATAGTATGAGGTCACATAACATAGGATGGGATGAGGATGCGTAAAACAAAACAACCAGAAGTAATTGACTGTGAAGTAAACAAAAAGGAATTACTGCCTAAGGTAGGAGCTGACTTACCTATACACCCAACGTTAGTAAGGGCTACTCAGGGACTATTCTTTGAGTATCGTTTCCAAACTACATGTAAGACTACTGCACCATACTGTCTGAAGCCGCACGACCATTCCCTTGATGGGGTGACGTATCGCTCCATGTATCTAATTTATATAAGCTGTGACAGTGAGTATGAGGCAGCTATTAAGCTGCTAGGCAACTATGCACACTGGTTAAAGTTAAAGAGGTGTACGTGGTTCCTGCCGTACATAGAAGAATGGAACTCTGAAATAGAACTAAGGGAATGTGCATTAGCTAAGAGTAAACTAGTAACCTTAACAGAGGCGGGTAATGTAACAGCCGCCCGCACACTACTAAACAGTAAGAAGATTGCCAGTGTAGGCAAGCCTATAAAAAATGGACATCGTAAGAGTGACATAGTATTAGGAGATTTAGATGCTATGCTAGAGCGTACAGACACTACCCAAAAGCCCAGTTAGGAATCGAATGGAAATTATATTATATACAGTTGTAGGCCAAATAGCAGTTGTAGGAATGCTGTTTAGATGGCTACAGGTACAAGGCAGAGATAACAGAGTAAGGATAGATAAAGTTATGACCGACAGCTATACGAAGGCGGAAACGAAGGAGGTGATTGACCTTAAAATTGAGCCAATCAAAGTGGGAGTTGCTCACATACAATCAGAGATAGCAGAACTCAAGAGCATGGTAGGTAAGTTGTTAGATGAGAAAAACAAGTAATATTGCCTCTACTAAGCTTGAGGAGTTAAGGGAGCGTTGTACTAACTCTTTATATGCCTTTGCTTGCGCAGTGGAACCTCATAGGGAGTATGGCGATTGTCATAGGGAGTTATTTGAATTCTGGCAGCAGTCGGAAGTGAATGCTATAGATAACACACTAGCACTAATGCCCCGCGACCATCAGAAGTCTCACTGCTTAGCAGTACGTTGCGCGTGGGAGATATATAAGAACCCGGCAATAACTATTATATATGTGTCAGCTACGTCAGGGCTAGCGGAACGCCAGCTTGTAGACATACAAAACATATTAGAGTCTAGGTTTTTTAGACAGCTCAGCCCCTCTATGATTAATAAGGATAAAGGTAAACGTGCCATGTGGAATACTACAGGCATATCTGTTGACCATCCTGACAGAGAGGCCGAGGGGGTGCGTGACCCTACTGTTGCAATAGCAGGATTAACTACTAACACTACGGGGTGGCATTGTGTATTTCTAGCAAAAGATGATGTTGTTATTCCTGAGAATGCTTATACTATAGAAGCTCGTAAGAAGGTAGAAGCTAACTGCTCACAGCTTGCGTCTGTATTGACTACAGGAGGTACTGAGTGTGCTGTAGGTACACGCTACCATCCTAAAGACCACTATGCTAGTCTCAAGAATATGATAGAGTCTGTGCATGATGAGGAGACAGGGGAGGTTATAGATACACGAGCAGTGTATGCTGTACATGAACGCCAAGTAGAAGTTAACGGTGTGTTCTTATGGCCTCGTAAATCTAGGGCTACTGATGGGCATATGTATGGCTTTAACTATGCAGAACTAGCTAGGAAGAAGGCTAAGTACACGGACAGACTTCAATTCTTTGCTCAGTACTACAATAACCCAAATGACATGGAAGATAGAAACATTGAACGTGGAAACTTTCAATACTACAAACGTGAACATATCTTTATGCAGGGAGGTAACTGGCACTATGGTAAGGCTGGCGGTAAAGGTTACGGAGGAGATAGTAGAAGGCTTAATGTCTATGCTGCTATGGACTTTGCCTTTAGTAAAAGTAAGCGAGCAGACTATACTTGTATAGTAGTGTTTGGTATTGACTATGAGTTTAACGTGTACGTTCTAGACATTGTAAGATTTAAAACTAATAAGACTTCTGTATACTTTACTAACTTTAAAGAGATGCTTATTAAATGGGAGTTTAGTAGGCTCCGCGCAGAAGTGACAGCAGCACAGGAAGTAATTGTACAGTCTCTAAAAGACCAAGCAATAACTGAAGGTGTTCATTGTAGAATAGAATCACATCGTCCCAACAAGTATGATGGTGCTAAAGAAGAACGAATGGAGGCAGCACTACTCCCTCGTTATGAAGAAGGTAAGGTATACCACTTTAAAGGTGGTTTATGTAATTACCTTGAAGAAGAAATATTACTAGATAACCCAGAGCATGATGATATCAAGAATACTCTGGCTGATGGACTAAGTTCTGAGTATGTACGTAAGCCTCGTAGACCTTCTAGCAGAGAAGAACAAGCGAAGTATACTACCTCTGTACAGTACCATTCCCGATTTGGAGGAACAACATGACAACTGATGTACATGCTACAGTACAACTCTTAACACCAGACTCTATGGCAGATGAGATAAGTACTTTGTGGGATAGATTTAAGAGCGCCCGTAGTTCGTGGGAAGCTGAGATGGTAGAGATACGCAATTATAAGTATGCTACATCCACTCGCACTACTGAAGTAGACCAAGCAGACTTTAAGAACTCAACAACAGTTCCTAAGTTATCTCAGATAGCTATGAACTTACAAGCTAATTATAACGCCCATTTATTTAGTAATCCTAACTGGGCGCAGTTTGAAGCATTCAACGCAGATGCCGCTGGCAAAGAGAGTAAGGACATAGTTGAAGCCTATGTACGTACTAAAGCCAGACGTAAAGATTATGAGGGAGTTCTTAATAAGAATCTAATTGATTGGATTGATACAGGTGCTACATTTGCACAGCAAAGGTATATAACAGAAACGTATGAAGACTCTAATGGTCATGCTAAAATGTTATATCAAGGATGTGTATTAGAAAAGATTAA